CCTCGTTACGGTATCCGAAAGGATACTATACGAGGCCTGCAGTGCATCATCCACTAGAGTGAAGTACAGAAATGTATTCTGCTCACAAGAAAGGAACTCCTCGATGTCCTCAGCTGGTACAAGAGAACGTTCTCTTATGGAGAATCGTCTCGGAGGGAGTACTGTATCCCTCGAACAGTGGTTTAAAGATCTAGGTCATGTTTTGCCTAGTCCAAAAACCACAAGTACTAGCGTTGGGAAACAGATCACTGTTTCGGAAAGTCATGTTAGGAACCGTTCAGATGGTTCCTATCGCGAGGGAGGCCCGTTTTACACGAGTCTCGTTCGTTCCTATGTTCAAGGAGCGAATGTGGTGAACCACTACAATCAAGGCCTGAGTAAAGTTTATTCAGGTCGAATGTATGGCAATCCACCAACCCTCAAAGAGAAAGAAGCCATTGGCTTCGGCAACATCTCTGAAAAATACGGCGATAAAAATGAATCGCAGTTGATCAAAGATGGGACCGTTGCTATTGGTCTTTGCTCTCCGACTAACCCTGCCTCCGATCTCGGCACAACCTTGGCCGAAACCTTTAGAGAGGGAGTTCCCTCTCTTCCAGGTATCGAATCTTGGAAGCGCCGTACCGAAATCCTTAAGGGTCTCGGTAGTGAGTATCTCAACTATCAATTTGGTTGGGCACCCCTTGCACATGAAGTTGAACAAGTGCGAGATGCCGCCCGACACCACCGCGACTTGCTTCAGCAACGTCAACGTGGTGAAGGGTCAGATACCCACCGGAGGTTTGATTTCCCATCGAGTAGGTCGATTAAAACCCTCCCCTTGTCAGATACCATAACAGAATGGAATTTGCCTTGGGGTTGGTATCGTCCTAATGGAACTCGTCAGGTCTGTTTGGTTAAACAGACTAAGAAATGGTTCGAGGGTGTTTTCACCTATGCGCTACCTTCGTCAACTGACAGCTGGCGAAAGGCGCTAGGTTTCGGCAGTAATGCCGATACACTCTTCGGACTAGCTCTTAATCCCGAGATTCTTTGGGAGCTGACTCCATGGAGTTGGGCCGTCGACTGGTTCTCAAATGCCGGTTTCGTTATTCATAACGTCACTAGCTTTGGACTAGCCGGTCTGGTAATGCGCTACGGATACATGATGGAAGAATCCATCGAAGATGTATACGCAGAGGGTCATCTGCCTTCCATTATTACAGGTTCTTACCGTAAAAAGAAAAACGGTGAACTTGTTATTGATGAAAAGGAAGAATCCCCTGGTAACTACCGATGTGGTACTCAATGTATCACAAAACGTAGGATACCCGCATCCCCTTTCGGATTTGGCATAGGCTGGGAAGGTTTGTCACCAACTCAACTTGCCATTACTGCGGCGCTTGGTATCACCAGGCTGCTGTAGCAGATCACTGTAAACACCAGGCGGTTTTCCGCCGTATCGAAAGAGAGTGTGCCTATGGCACTGACCGATCCACAGAAATTCAAAGAAGTCGCCGGGACGGAAGTGACGGCCCCACGTGTTTCTAGTGGGGACTTCAAATCCATCTACGAGACCTCTGATGGCTTTAACGTTCTTACCATATCCACTCAGGAAAATGGTTCGAATCGCAAACGCCATCTCATGCGGATCGACGTGAGCAAGTTGGCAAATAACCCGTTGGAAGAAACCAAAAAACAGACGTTTTCAATGTCTGTCTATTTGGTTGTCGACCGACCGGCCGTTGCTGGCTATACCGTCGCGGAAGCGAAGAAACTGGTCGAAGGTCTTGTTGGCCTTCTTTCGGCTTCTTCTTATTCCGTCGTGGAAAAGGCCCTTGGAGGTGAGTCTTAAACCCACCTCCTCTGTCCTCTTTGATCCGCTTATCGATTACTTCTTGATAAGCGGCTATCATATAGCTAACAACCTCCTATTGAAGGGAGATTTGCATGCGAGAGAGTGATCGTGGTTACGATTACAATCACGCTACATCCGGACACCAGTTCATTGCAATTCTTATTGCCATTGTTCTGGTTTGTCTGGGTGGTCTTGCTCTGGCCCTGTTTGGTTTCGGTCTCTTGACTTAATCCAAACAAGCCTCAGTGTGGCAGGCTAAGGATAAGTACCCCCAATTAGGAGGACTTATGAAAAGCCTGATTTCACTCTGGAATATACTCGCAGAAGAATTTGCGAGTAGATGTAGCACTAGCACCACCATGGACATAAGTACTGTCCAAGGTCGATGTGAACACGAGGGTATGTCGTTTCTAACGATTACCCTTCCATCCTTTGGAAAAGACTTTCAGTACTGTCTTGACCAAGGAATGGTTGTTCCCGAATCCTTTCCTTCCTTTCGGAAGACTGGATCATGTCTCCCCTCATTTCTGAGAGGTTTCATGGAACAGGTGTTCCATCTCAATAATGGTATCCTCGTTGATGACCCAGACATAGAATCAATCCTTGCTATCCGGCAACTTACGTTGCTGTTTAGCAAGATTGAGGTGCCGTGTACTCCCACTCGGGAGAAAGCGGCTATGTCTGAGTATGTCAATTGTGATAAGGAGGTGGGTTTGAATGATTCCAATCTTGACAGCTCTGATTTCTCTGAACTGTCTCGTATGGGGTCATTTCTGTTTGGTTCTGTCTTCTCAGCTCTAGATAGAGATATCTATTCTGAATCGATAGTTCCAAAACATGGCCCAGGTGCCACGGCAGATAAACTTACTAGTAATGGTAAGTTTTCTACGCGGTATTGGACCACTCGGTTGGAGGGAGTTTTCCATTTTGGAGACTTCCTCTCACCTAATCCTCGCTATTCTAGCGAGGAGTGGGCTTCCGAGATCCACCACCTAGAACCCGGTTCTGAGCTACCTGCTAAGGTTATCTCAGTTCCTAAGACACAGAAAACACCACGAATCATAGCAATTGAGCCGTCCACGTTGCAATATATGCAGCAGGGATTGCTCGAGAGTTTGACTCGTGCTACTAATAATAATATTATTGGTAGGTTTATCAGCTCTGAGTCTCAGATTCCTAACCAGAATCTAGCTCAGCAGGGGTCTAAAGGACCCTTGGCCACACTCGATCTGAGTGAGGCGTCTGATCGTGTTTCCTTGATGCACGTGCTCGCGTTGACCCATCGGCATCCTTTGACTAGGAATGCTTTGATGGCAACGCGGTCACAGTACGCATCAGTTCCTGGACACGGTGACATACTGTTGTCCAAGTTTGCGTCTATGGGTTCTGCTCTTTGCTTTCCTATTGAGGCCATGGCCTTCTTGGCTATGATCTTCCTTGGGATTGAGAAAGAGCGAGGATACCGTTTTGTCAACATAGGTGAAATTTATTCCTATGTTGATAGGGTGCGTGTCTATGGTGACGATATTATCGTCCCTGTAGATTATGTGCAGTCCGTGATGGATTCACTCGAATACTTCGGTGCTAGAGTGAATCGTCGTAAGTCTTTCTGGACCGGAAGGTTCAGAGAGTCTTGCGGTAAGGAGTTCTACGATGGCCATGACGTTTCTATTGTCAAGGTCCGTCGCATGTTCCCCTCTACACGGCAGCACGTTGCAGAGACCATCTCGCTTGTTGAAACCCGTAACCAATTTTATCTTCATGGTTGCTGGTCTCTCTGCGAGTGGTTGGATTCGAAGCTCCGGAAAATTCTTCATTATTTCCCGTGCATCGAACCCACTTCCTCTGCGTTGGGTCGTGTCTCCTTTCTTGGTTATCAATCTGAGAAAGAACACGAGTACCTACACGTGCCTTTGGTTAAAGCATGTGTGGTATCATCTCGATCGCCAGTTGATAAATTGGATGGTCAAGATGCTCTGCTCAAGTTCTTCCTTAAGCGGAGCGATTCACCTCGCTTCGATAAGGGGCACTTGGAACGCGCTGGGCGTCCGCGTACCGCCTACATCAAAACGCGGTGGGTAACTCCATACTAATGGAGCCCCTGGACATTGTCAATGTTTGACAATGCCGGCTTATAGCCGGCTGGAGGACTATGTTTGTCCTCGGGGTTACAACCCCCGGAGGATGCACATGGCAGTGCATCCTCCTGTCC